GCGTAGTTGTATGTTGAGGTAGTTAAGCACTGCTTCAATCTCTTGTAGTTGGTTGAAACGATGCTCAGTGATACCTGGTAATGCTTTGATGTTTTTTTCAATGAGGCCGCCGACACGGCACTCACTTTTAGCAACTTCCAGTTCAGCTTCAAAATGTGTAATAAAGCCAGGAATGTTGCCAAGATTGTTTGTTACCTTGCTATACCACATGTGTATTAATACTCGTCGTAGTCAAATTCGCCGTCATCATTGAATTGGTCAAGCAGTTCATCTTCCTCTTCCTCTTCGATGTCGTCCTCATCATGTTCTCCAAGATAATCGCCAACAGCCATTTTGATTGCACCATCAAATTTAAATGCATCTCTGATTTCGTCGGCACTGTGATGTTCCATTAAAACTGCTACTACTCCGTCAGCAGCTTCCCTAATATCGCCATTGTCAATTATTGAAGTGCGGCATTCTTTCCACACCATTGCAGCTAGCTCTAATGACATTTTGTTGTTTACTCCTGTGCTTCTTCAACTTCATGGACATCACCGTGCCCGTCAACAAAAATCTCTGCCTCAGTTTCGTTAGGAATACTTACCTCGTTAGCAAGTTTTGTAAACTCTAGCATTAATTCATCCAAGCAACCATTTTCATTGCGTTCCCATGCTTTACGGAACTGAATAATCTCGCCGCCATCTGCTTTGATAAAGCTCAGTCTGTTGCCAGACTTTTTAAGCAAGTCAACGCTTTCAGCAAGATCAACAAGTCCACTATACGGATTCATACCAGTTTCATAAGGAATCTTAACTTGCACACTTTCAAACGGTTTAGCGTAGCGTGTTTTCATAACTTTACATGCTGCACGAATACCTTTTACCTGACTGATCTTGTTACCATCTTCATCTTCTTTGAGTTTGAGTTTGCGCATAGCAACAACAATACTACTAGCATAGATAAAGCCTTGTCCACCACTGATCTTGTCATCTGGATCAAACATATCCTGACTTGCATATGTGTGGTTGGTACATACCATACCAACGTTGTAACTGCCAAACATGTTTACAGTGTTACGCACCAATGCTGTTAGTGCTTTAGGCTTTCTGCCCAAGTCACCTTTCATGTCGCCTGATTCAAACTGATTAACATCAGTGGGTGTAAGCATCATGCCCAAGCTGTCGATAACAAACAGTACCTTAGGACGTTCGCCGTCGGCCATTGCTTTGTAGTCTTTCATGAACGTTGAAATTGTCTTAGCAACATCATCAATCATGCTCATTGCCAGTTTAAGCAATTTGCTTTCGTCTGTGTCTACACCTAGTGCCTGAAGCCAACTTTCATCAAGTGCGTTTTCTGTGTCAATAAGCACAACAAAAATACCTTGTTCTTGTGCTGCTTTTACAATATTACCCGATGCAAAGTAACTTTTGCCTGCACCAGATTCTCCAGCAAACACTGTAACTTTGCCCAGTGGTACACCTTTGTGGAAATCGCCCGAAATCAAATAGTTCAGTGCATAATTGCCTGTGCTGATCCAGTCCGTAGGATCGTTGAACCCGATACTGAGTCCGTCAATGCTTTTAGTAATGTCCTTGCGGAACTTGCTTACGTCAAATGGTTTTGCCACTGTGTTCTCCTTGCTGATATACTCTATATTATACTATACTGCTTCGCTAAAGTCAAACAATTTTTAGAAAGCATTGGTTATCTTTTTTACTATTGTTATATATTATACGCCTGTAGTTATGTAGGTTGTCTTCTAAATTAACTACGTTTGCAATCGGTATCTGATTGCTTATTGGCGGCACTTCTTTTTGTTTACACCAATTTAAAAACTCTTCACTATATGGTATAGTTTGTGGACGATCAAGGTTGACTTTAAATGCCCATTCTAATGTTTCGTAGTTGTAATGGTCATTATGTTTGAGATCGGTGTCCCAATATTGCCATTTGTTGTAGTACTGTCGACCAACGTAGGTGTATCCAAAATAAAAATTTACAACGTCATTGTTGCTTTCAAATGTTTTAACAAAAGGGTTGTCAACTACATTGTACCTTGCAGGGTTCATATATTCAATACCGTCAGTCCATATCTTTTCAAGACGGTGTACACTCATGTTCACTTCTTCATAAGCATAAATGTAACCTAAATGCTTTAAAACTTCTGCAACCAGTGGTGTTCTAATATCATCTGGATATATGTGATGCAACTGCCAACCTAGTGCAGATTTTGTACTATTGCTACTGGATCGTAGTTTGTCAATGTCAACTATTTCTGCTTGACTGAATACCCAATCTCTATGTTGCTTGTTTAAGAAGTTTTGATCTAAATAGTCAAGTAAATCTGTATTTTGTGCAAAACTTGTGTTGATTAAATCGTATAAAACTTCGTTAGTTTTACTTACTGCCCAATGACAATGTGTTACACGTTTGTCTACCAGTTTTGCAAAATCTCCACTGGTACTAAACTTATTATTTTTGTGTTGGTTTGACTGATCTATAAACCATTCTATTAGATTTGCATTGTATTTTGTCTCAAACTCAATAACGTCACCAGAGTTTTTGTAAACTAAATTGAATCTCATTATTGCTCCAAATAAAAATGAGGGCAAGGAGAAAGGAAAAAACCTTGCCCTCCGTTGCCGTGTTAAGTTGCAGACTGTCTGCTACGAATCATAGCAAGAATGTCTTCTGCTTTGTTGCCGCTATCTGCTGCCGGAGCAGGTGCTTCAACTGGAGCAGTTGGAGTTGCTGGTGCAACTTCAAAAGGAACATCGTCAGTTACAGCCGGTGCTGCCGGAGCAGGTGCTGCCTGTGATGCTGAGGTAGCTGCGCCTTCTGGCTTTTGCATACCTGCTGGACGGAAGTAGTTGCCCCAACGCTCTGCATCATAGCTTTGTCCATCAACACTTGCTTCGAACATCTCTTTCATTACACGGAGATCTTCTTCGCTAGGACGCTTTGGCAAAAAGTCACCTAGGTTATACAAACCTTGTGATTCAATTGCTTCTGCTTCCTGTGCTGTAAGTGGAGTCTCTTTGCGAGCCCACTTTGATGTGGAATAGTCAGCGTATCCACCTTTGCTGGTCTTGCTTACGCGGAAGTCCAGGCCACGCTCGTAGTCTGTTGGAAGTTCTTCCAACTCCGGATCCATCAATGCTGACTTGATAGTCTGGAAAATCTGAGGACCAATAATAAAGCGTCGAATTGCTTTTTCACTTTTGTCATCAGCAATTGGGTTTTCGCGCACAAAACCTTGCATGATATATGAACGCTTCTTCCAATACTTGCGACCCATATCTTCAAGACTCTTGTCTTTGAACCATGTGCGTACTTCTGTGAGGATTGGACAAGTCTCGCCCCACATTTCAATACAAGGAATCTGCACCTGGACGCTTTTGCTATCCATTTGCCCTTTAATGCCATTGAAAGGAAGTTTGATCATTGCACGTTCAATCCAGAAGAACGTGTTGTTGTTATCCAGATCGGGAAGGAAACGTAGCACTGCGCTATCGCCTTCGTTCATGTTCCAATGTGGGTAAATTGCGCCATCGCCACCGGATGACTGATTGCCTTGTCTATTGTCTGCCGCTGCAAGGCGTGCGCGGATTTCTGCTAATGAAGCCATTTTATTTCTCCTATGTGCCTACGAGTAGCAACTACTACTCTATCATTTGCCTGTGATGCGCAACTACGCATCTGTGTATAGCCTAACACACACTGTACTACAGTATATGCTCTTTTATTTAGTCCGTCAATCCAAAACGGCAAAATTTGTTGGGTTGTTTGATATGGATTAAATATACACATGACACATAGTAACACAACTGTACCAGAAGTCAACGGTTTCGGACAAACTGTTAATTTTGATCCTGTTGCACCAAACTTATGGTTTGTGAACAACACATTTGATCAAGATACATTTTTGTGGATGAAAGGGTTAATGTACGATACGAATACAGTATATAATGTAACTCGTCCCGAAGGGAGACTGATATTAGCAGATTGTGATGCTACACGTCACATACAAGAAATCGGTGCCGGTCTTATTCCTCAACTCAATAAAATTACTGGACAAAATTTAAATCTAATGGTTGCAAAGTATTGGCTTGACTTGCCACACTTTGGTTGCCAACCACACAGTGATAGCAAAGAAATTATTGTAACATTGCAAATCTATATTGATGTTGTATACAATGATATATGGCCGTCAAATTTACAAATACATGGCGCTGAATTTATGCACATTGATCCGCCAGTTGAAACCCCATTAACAGTTAATGGTGGATATTTAAATCTCAACACTGATTTAAAACAGCATCAGGTACTAGGTGGTATGGGATCTCGTTGCAGCATTGCATTTCAATACAATTTATCTACTGATAGTTAAGCCACAGCGTTTCGCGTATGCTGTTTTCAGGAATTGAATTCATCATACCATTGAATATTCTTGGCTTGTTTTGGTACACAATAGCACTACGTGGTTCGTGCGGAACATACAAACATTCATCATGTTCGATGTTGCGGAATGGACTATGGTCATTTTCGCCGTCAACATTGTTAACTGCATCTTCGATACAAAACGCATACTGATTGGTGTCTGCGGCCTCTGTGCATAAGGGAATCTGTACTTGCAATTTGATGTCACTGTGTATTCTATGCATCATGATTTTTGCATGCGATAACGTAATGTCAACATAGCCCACTTGCGGCTTTAGTTCGATACCTGCAAGTTCACTAAAAAACGGTGCCCAAGTTGCACAAATGTCATTGGGCTCGCGAGTCTCACTCCAATCTGTTAACAAACGGTTGTCGTAGATCATCTTGAGTGCGTTGTTTTCTGCTTTGCGATATAGATTGCGAACAAAAGCATATTGTTCTTGGGGGAAGAAATCCCTAATCAGCCATAACTGATCAGGGATAATTATTTCTGGAGTCATGTTATCCTCGAGCTAGTTGTAGTAGTCTGTCTAGCTCTGTTTCTAACATTGGATCACGTTCTGCTTTTAATGCTGTTTTTCCTGTGTCAATGTCTGTTACTTCAGTCATGTCTTCATCGTCTAAGTCTTGCTCTTCACTGTTGCTAATATTGTTTGCTTCGTCGAGGTCGTTGTCGCCGCCTAGTCCC